CTATAGATAAGGAAACTGTTGGATTTCTTTCCTAGCAGTCTCTAAGCAACTATTTTTGTACTGAAAAGGTTTTTTCTCAATTTGGTCATCTTTGCTCTTTGCCTTCTCAGCTATGCTATAAGCAATTGCGACCGCTTGCTTCCTTTTATACCCTTCCCCTATCAGTTTCTTTATATTCGCATGTAGGCTTTCTTCGCTGCTTCCTTGAATTAAAGGCATAATGGCCTCCTGATGGTAAAGATTTTTTAACTATACTTCGATTTCGATAAGAAAAAAAGATAAATTTCTTTAATGGGTTGAGCAATGAGCATCCGAATTTAAGGCTAAAACTCCCTATGAGTAATTAATATTCCAAACAGGGAAACAGCTGCTTCCCTATTTCAAATTCCCCTGATTCCTATCCATTTCTCCTTAATTTCCAGTCTATTGCATGTAAAAGTGACATATGCACTCTACTACGCGTATATTCAATATGTAGATGCAAGAAAATGAAATAATCTGACAGAATGAAAAATCTTTAATCCCATAGGAGCAGGCTTGTGTTCAAATGAATATTAAATTTTTTAACTCTAGGGCGAAGCCAAAGCATAAATTCGGTGCGATTCCCTGCGAGAGGGACGGTAAAAAGTTTCCCTCAAAATTGGAGCGAAGGTATTACGATAAGCTCCAAATTCTTCAAAAAGCCGGGGAAGTTGTTTTTTTTCTTAGGCAGATACCGTTCGATCTTCCGGGAAAAGTGCGCTATGTTTGTGACTTTCAGGTTTTTTATGCGAATGGCGAAATAAGTTTCGTCGACACCAAAGGAAAAGATACCGCTTTAAGCCAGGCAAAGCGAAAGATGGTTGAGGATTTATATCCGGTCACCATTGAAATTGTCAGCAAAGTTTAAATTAAGCCGTTAGGCTTCTACCCAATTACCCTTCCTACTTCCCTTTCTCAATTACTCTCTTAAATCTTAACTACCGATTTTCTATCGCTTTTTACCAATTTGGTAATTAGAAAAAAAATCGGCCTACAGGTCTTGTACAAAGAAGAAATTAAATCAGAGAGATGAAAGATGGCAAAGAGGAAAACCAAGGATGCAGAGATCCAGACAGATGAAATCGAGGTCCCGGCGCAAGAAGCCGAAATCACTTTAGAGGAGTTGGTGTGGCACACCGAAATCAGGCGGATCAAAGACTTTAAAGAACATGAGAAAAACCCACGCAAGATCACAAAAGATCAGATGGAGAAGCTAAAGCAGTCATTAAAGAGCTTTAACTATGTGGAGACCATCGTTATCAATCTGGATAATACGATCTTGGCCGGCCACATGAGGATCAAAGCCATGAAGGCCCTTGGGCGGGGAAAAGAAGAAATCGAAGTCCGAGTTCCAAACCGTCAGCTTACTACACGGGAGGCTGAAGAATATCTCATCCGCAGCAATAAGAATTCAGGAGAATGGGATTGGGAGCGGTTAGCCAATGAATGGGAGGTAAAGGATCTGTTCAATTGGGGATTTACAGAAGACGAGCTGCAGGTGAAGGATCCTGAAAAAATTGAAGCGGTTGATGACGGTTATGAAGAAGAATTGCCTGAAGAGCCGAAGACCAAGCCGGGCGATATTTATGATTTGGGCAGGCACCGGCTGATTTGTGGATCCGCCACAATTTATAACGACATTGAGAAAGTCCTTGGCTCTGAATTAATAGACCTAGTCATCACAGATCCCCCTTATAATGTGGCTTATAAAGGCGGGACGAAAGAGAAGCTTACCATCAAAAATGACGATCTTTCGAATGAAGAATTTGAATCCCTCTTACGTGATTTCTATGTGAATGCTTTCGTCTTCATGAAAGAAGGAGCGGGCATCTATGTATTCCACGCCGACTCCGAAGGAGAAAGATTCCGCCGGTTTTTCCGCGAAGCAAACTTAAAAATGACGCAATGCCTTATTTGGCTCAAGAATTCCCTGGTTCTTGGACGGCAGGACTATCAATGGCAGCATGAGCCGGTTCTATTCGGAGGGAAAGAGTATAGCGATCACGATCCTGTGCTTTACGGATGGAAGGAAGGAGAAAAACATCGCTGGTATAACAACCGGAAGCAAACCACTCTTCTGAAATTCGACAGGCCCCAAAGGAACGCCGAACATCCGACAATGAAGCCGATCCCTTTGATTGGTTATCTCATTAATAACAGCTCCAAGAAAGATGATCTCATCTTCGATTTCTTTCTGGGGTCCGGCACAACTCTTATGGCAGCGGAGCAGTTGAACCGCAGATGCTTCGGATGCGAGTTGGATCCAAAGTATTGCGATGTGATTGTCGATCGTTATAGGAAGTACAAGCTCCAGAGGAACGAGCCATGCGACATCAAGTTGAATGGTGAAGAACATGCCTAGGAAGCCTACTGGAAGGCCGAACGGCCGGCCTAAAAAAACAGTCAAGCCGCCTGTCGATCCGAAAGCTCCTCCTTCTGAATGGAAAGGAGTAGTCCCGGAAAAGGAGATCAATCTCGATCAAGTGCTCTATTGGACGGAATTACAAGCCACCGCCGAAGAAATTGCGGGCGCTTTCAGGGTCAGCGTTGACACTTTGGATCGAAGGTTGAGGGAGGCTTTCGGTATGGGTTTTGCGGAGTTAAGAAAAAGGTGCAATGGACTTCATAAACTCTCCCTCCGGCGCTACCAATTTCAGCAAGCCGAACGCAATGCAACCATGGCTATTTGGCTTGGCAAGATATGGCTCGGTCAAAGAGAAACCATTGTCACGGAAACGATCGTTAAAGGAGAAGACCCTGTCCAAATTTATATTCCGGATAACGGAAGGGGCGATTGCATAGAAGAAAAAGTGGAGGATCCAAATGCCTAAAATCATGCCTCAGGAAGGCCCTCAATACCAATTTTTGAATGCTTCTGCGGATATTGTGATCTACGGAGGCGCTGCCGGCGGCGGAAAAACGTGGGCCCTTTTAATGGAATGCCTGCGCCATAGAAACGTTCCAGGCTTCTCCGCCGTGATATTCCGAAGAAACAGCACCCAGGTACGAAATCCAGGCGGCTTATGGGATACAAGCTGCGAGCTTTTTGTTCACGCCAATGGCACTCCTAAAGAATCAACCCTTGAATGGGATTTCCAGGGCAACGGCAAAGTAAAATTCGCTCATCTTGAGCATGATAAGACGCGCTTCGATTGGCAGGGATCTCAGATCCCTCTTCTCGGCTTTGACGAGCTGACTCATTTTTCGTGGCAGCAATTCGTCTATATGCTCTCGCGGAATAGATCCACGTGCGGAGTGAAGCCTTACATTAGAGCTACCACCAATCCGGATACAGACTCCTGGGTCCGGCAATTCATCGCTTGGTGGATTGATGAAAAATCCGGATACCCGATCCCCTCGCGCAGCGGGAAAACACGCTGGTTCTTCATTCAGAATGATCAGACAATTTGGGGGTCAAGTCTTGAAGAATTGATAGAAAAAGACCCAAATTGCCTCCCAAAGAGCGTTTCCTTTGTGGCATCAACCGTGCATGACAATAAAATCCTGCTTGATAAAGATCCGGGATACTTGGCCAATCTTAAAGCGCTGCCTCGTTTTGAACGGGAGCAGCTGCTCATGGGAAACTGGAACGTCAGGCCCACAGCGGGCATGTTCTTCCAGAGAAACTTCTTTGAAGTTGTTAAGGCCATTCCTAAAAGCGGCTTAAAGGCTGTGCGCTACTGGGATCGGGCTGCAACGAAAAAGACTGAAAGCAACAACCCAGATTATACAGTCGGGTTGCGTCTTGAAAAAGATAAAAATAACATCTTATACATCACTGATATGGTGAGGATTCAGCAGAGCCCTTTGGGGGTTCAAAGCGCCATCAAAAATACAGCAAGCCAGGATGGTATTTCGACCAGGATCGGCATCGAACAAGATCCTGGCCAGGCGGGGGTAAGCGAGGCAGACTATTTAGTAAGAATGCTGCAAGGGTATAATGTGAAGACCTTTAAAGCCACTCAGGACAAAGTAACGCGGGCCCTCCCCGTTTCATCCCAGGCAGAAGCTGGAAATATCAAAATCCTACAAGCATCTTGGAATGAAGATTTTCTCCGAGAATTAGAGAATTTCCCTGAAGGCGGTCACGATGACATTGTCGATGCTTTAAGCGGTGCTTTCTTGATGCTCACCGATGCAACGTATGACTTAAATGCTCTTATGACGCTCTGAACCAATTCATTAAAGTTGCTTATTACCATATTGCTTTATTGACTTGACGTCCTATTCACCGCTTGATATCAGGTCTATAAGACATTTCAAAAAATGAGCAACT